AATATTTAAAACCTTCGGAATACCCATTTGAAATGCTTCATTATAATGAAGAAAATGATGGATTTGCTTTATTTAAAAAAGATGGTAACTTATTCGTTCATATTGCCATGGAGCATGATGGTGAAATACTAAATGATTTCTGTTCGGATGTTAATGGTATAGATGCCGAATGTATTAACAATTATATTAATTACGTAGCAACACAAGGTGACCTACAAATCGGATTAAACCCATTCAAGGACATATTAGCAATAGTTAGACCAGAAAATAAAGATGAGATATTAAAATACTATGGTGACGATAAAAAATTGGTATCTATTTTAAACGGTGTAGATGAAGTAACTACTGCCGCATCTTCTGGTAGTTTTGAAGCTCCTTTGACTATGGGTAGTAAATTTAGGTCAAATGTTCCAGAAGAATTAGATGAGGTAACCACTACAACTTCAGTTGGTGGTGATAGTGGTACGTTCGCTTATGATGCGCCAGCTGGTAATAACAGTGATTTTTGGACTAAGGGTAATAAACTGAATAAGAAAATGAATGAGAATATGGTAGGTCAATCCGAAGATAGAAATAAGTACACAATTCTTATGGATATGTATAAGAAGGCCAATCCAAATAATAAGTTAGTTCTAAAACCAAAATTAATGGCTGCTGCTAAAAAATTAGGGATATCTTTAGACCTTAGTGAAGATGCACAGAAAGATACACAATACCCAGGTGGTGGTTTTGTAGACTTTGATGACTGCGTTAAATTAAATAATAATAAAGTTGCTCAGAACGGTGGTTGCAATCAAGGTGATTCAGGCGTTGTTAAAGTTAAGGGTAGTTCTAATTCCGTGGTGGCTAAAGAAAATGTTTACGAAGCTATTGCCAAAAGAACTGGTAAGACAGTTGATGAGGTTAAAACTATAATAAGTAAAAGTAAGTAACTTTTAGTAAAAATATAATATTTATATAAAAACATTAATAATAATGGATAAGAACATGATTAAAAAATATCTTAAAACTACTTTTTTAGCTGAGGAAAAAAAACATATTGGTTTAACTAGCACTGAAAAAGTACAAGCGGATAGTAAAAAGTTCAACAAAGAGTATCAATCTGAGGTCGGTAAGAAAATGACGGCTTATGATAAAGCCAGCAAAAGCGATGAGAAGAAAAACTCAGAATCCGTAAAGAAATACGAAAACGATTCGGAACAAGAGGAATATCATGATGACTATGAAATTCTAAATGGTCAAGAAATGATTAAATATGATAATGACCCTGGTGAAGTATTCAAGGAAAGGGCTATAAAATCTATTGAGGGTCATTCCAGTATGGGTAATGGCCCAGGTGCAAACGCTGAAGCTACATGGGGGGCATCTAGCGATACTTTTGGTAAGGACCTAATAAAAAGGGTTAAATCAAGGGTCGATAAAGAATCCGATGCTATGCAATATGATGGTATGGGTGATGTCGCAATCCCAAGAGGTAAAAATAAAAATAACAAACCAGTTGCCGTTTCTGAAAACGCACAAAAGAAAACTATTAAGGAAGGTCTTTCTGAGAAAGGTCAATTAGTATTAGCTAAGTGGGTTGAACAATTAGGGGCAGATGAAGCTGCGGTTAAATTAATAGATAAAGTTAGTAATACTGGTATGGTTTCACACCTACCAGATTCAATGGCTTACGGTAACGGTGTTAACCTAGTTTCAAAATATTTAACAAGTGGTAAATATGATGCCGCATATAAATCAGCAAAAACAACCGCTAACAAAGTCGAAAAAGCTGCTGGTGGTGGTATGTTTGAAAATAAAATTAATGAAAATAAAACAGATAAAATGAAAAGACTTAAATTTAAAAAAGCGTTCAACGGAGTTGGTAATGCATTACAGTTAATACCAGAAGGTTACAAAGTGGATAAGAAAGAATTTCAAATGACCGATGGTAATGAAAATTACGAAATAAGGTGGGAGGGAACAGTTAACGAAGGTAGGGCTGTAATTCTTAAAGCTGGTGATAAAACGATGATTAGTGAGAACATGGCACACATGAAACACCTAATGGGTTATAAATCACAAGATACCCTTGGGACTGTAAAAGGTTCTGCTAGGTTAGATGAAAATGCAAAATTTGCTGACGTATTTAATAAAACTAAAGCTCTTATAGAAAATATGGCATCTAAGGATGTTATTAATGAAAATGCTACTGGTGTTGCTGGAATGGGATTTGTTGCTGACAAACCTAATCCAAGTGAAGTTAAACCAGGTACTGAAAGCGGTCACGCTAACGCAGAAGGGCCAATGGTAATGGCAGAAGAAGATGAAGACTGTGATACAGAAGAAAAAGATAGGTTTGACGAGATATTTGAAGGTCTTGATGATGAAGATGATGTAAATGAAGGATTATCAGACGAACAAAGTAAAAAAATGGATACCGATAAAGATGGTGACATTGACGGTGAAGATTTAAAAAATCTAAGAAAGGGTGGTGTTGACGAAAATGACAACCAATTGCCATCACCTCCAGATGAAATTCATTTTGATAAAAATGACCCAAATAGTAAACCAAAAGACGTTTACAATAAAAAATAAAGAAAATTCCCTAACTGGGGATTTTTTTTTGTTATATAGATATTTATAATAAAAAGGTTATGTTATTAAGAATAGGTAGTAAAGGACCAAATGTAATACTTGTACAGGATTTTCTAGGTCTTAAACAAGATGGTGATTTTGGGCCAAATACTGATAGGGCTGTTAAAAAATGGCAAAGGAGTATGAATTTAAAGGCCGATGGTATTGTTGGTCCAAAGACTTGGAATATGATGGCGATTGCGACAACCGATGCCCGTGAATCAATTAATGTTTCAAATGTACAAATAGAAAAATATTATCTACCCGTTGGTGAATATGTAAAAGGACCCACTAAAAAGGAATATTTATTCATACATCACACCGCTGGTTGGGAGAACCCATATAATCAAGTAAATCAATGGGGTTCAGATAGAAGGGGAACAATAGCCACTGAATTTGTAATTGGTGGGCAATCAGTTAAATCCGATGCTACCAATAAACATGATGGTACAATATTACAGGCTTTTCCAGAGGGTGGTTATGGTTGGCATTTGGGTAGAAATGGGTCCCAATATATGCACACACATTCAGTTGGGTTAGAAGTTTGTAATTTTGGGTTTTTAATCGATAAAAAAACATATGTGGGCACAGATGTTGCAGATAATCAAATCACAACATTGAAGCAAGCATTTAGGGGTCATAAGGATTGGCATAAATATTCTGATAACCAAATAAAATCCTTAGGTAAATTAATAAAGTATGTTGGTGATAGAGATAATATCGATATTAGATGTGGTTTAATTTCCGAAATAAAGAAAAACGGTGTAAAGGGTTTTGAATATAATGAAAACGCTTTTTTCGGTAGGGTGAAGGGACTATGGAGCCACACAAACACCCGTAAAGATAAAACGGATATGTATCCTTGCCCTAGATTAATCGACATGCTACTGAGTTTATAAAAAAATAAAATATTATGTTAGACACTAATTTCAATAATTTACCAGTGAATGAAAATAGTTTGGCCATTGTATATAGTGCTAACGATATTGATTACGACTTAGTATCACTATTTAATGATTTTTCACAATCGTTACTTATGTTAGTATTTGAAACTTACCTTGGGGATGACATAACATCAAGTGAGGATAAACTGAATCACTTCAACTGGTGTTGGTTACAAAATATTGAAAATTTTAAAAAGGAAGGTATTGTATTCAGTGAAAATACCACACTGCATGATTATTTTTTAGAATTTTTAATTAACTTTTTCTATTTAATCGATAAGGAAAATGATTTAGAGGAAATTATAATGGCAATTAGGCTTATATGGACATCTATTTTTTCTTACGATAAAGTAAAAACCAACTTAGAAGTTGACAACTTCCTTAAAATCTACAAACTAATGGAAGAATCCTTAAAAAGTGTTTAATAAATACATTTATGGTTGACTTTGTGGTTTATATTATTATATTTGTTTAATAATAATAATAATGAGAAACCCTTTTACTGATAAAGAAAGAAAAATAATGGACCTACTTGTTGAGGCGCATAATGAATTCACGCTATTAGATAAAACACATACCTCAGAAATATCTGAGTGGTTAATTAATTTTCATAATTTACAACGTATATTAAGTAGTAGGGTATTACGTAGGGATTACCCTGAAACATTTACATCAATATAATTAAAAAATGAGAACAATAGGAATAGTTTTAAACGATTTGATTAATTCAAAATTAAAAGAAGAAGAATCTTTAGAAAGATTAATCAACAGCACTGATAGTAATTTTACCGAAACTGTTAATAAAATTAAAATAACATTACGTGAAATATCTATATTGAACGAAATGATTACTACATGGCGAAGTTATAGTACTACACCTGAGAGTGATAATAATATTGGTCCTAATATGGACCCAAAAAATAATAATTAAAAATATGGAAAATTATAATAAATTAAAAGTTTTAGTCGAATCTATCGGTGATGATATAATTAAATTCGATGAAAAAGGGAATAGTACGGCTGGTACTAGAGTAAGGGTTGCAATGCAAGCCATAAAGAAATTGGCCCAAGAAATTAGGGTAGAGATTTCAGAAAAGAAAAAAGGATAAGGTATGTTAGTCGATATAATTAATAAAATATTACTTATCATATTATTTATGTGTATGTTGAACGTATTTAGACACGCCTATTACTTTATACAAGCTTGGTTTAAATCAAATACTGAAAACTCACAAAAATATAGATTAACGAATAAATCACTATGGATTCTATCATTATCGATAGCTTATTTATTGAGTTCGATATTTAATGGTCTATTTTTAAATTAAAAAAGTTTTATGTCAAAAATACAAGAAAAATTAGATTCACTACAACCCTATGTAAACGGTGTTAGGTATATACAAGGTATGCAAATAGTAGATGCGGTATTCAAGGAAAATTGGACCGTACCTAATTCTGAGATTATTGGAAAGGAATTAGTTGATAAGGAACAGAATTATTATATGTTCTTTAGTGATAAAGAAGGTATGACGTTCGATGACTTACTTGATTACGTTGAAAATATAATCAAGATTAATATTGAAAGGGAGAAAAAACACGAATTATTAAAAGAAAAGGTTAAGGAATTACAAGCGATGTTTAAAACAACATCTTTAACCAAGTTAAATAGATTGGTATTTTCTTTTTCCGATGAAGATATCTCACCATCATTAATGGAAATAGATTTTGATGACGATTTCAATAATGCGGTCGATATTAAACCAGAACCAAAATCGGTAAGCGTAAGGGAACAAGTCGATAATGTAGTACAAACCAATAACTCTACAACAATAGTTACATCAAGTGGTCAAAGTATCGAATTACCACCAAAAGCCGAAGTGGTCGATGAACAATATGAAGAATATGACGATTTACCTATAGCTAAAAAAGATAGGAATTGTGAATGTGCTGAACACGAGGCATGCTCAATATGTTTAGGATAAAAAAAAGCCCCGTTTAGGGGCTTTTTATACTTCTATTCTTTCCTGTATCGTATGTACTAACCAAACACTACCCGAAGCTAAACACGCATCAAAAAATAGGGCCAGATACTCACCATCGATAACGAAATCAAATAAGAGTAAGTTCTGGGTCATTTCACTTTCCATTGTTGGTGAATATAAAACGTATGATAGGATTACACCCCACCAAAACGATAAACACATAAAACAACCAAATAATTTACCAATAAAATGTTCCTTTTCTCTATTAACTCCCATAATTTTTCTAAAACCACTAAATATCGAACCATAAATCATAATGTTCGTTGCACCGTAAGCTGTTAGAATAAAAATAAATAATTCAACCATAATCTTTAATTTTACTCAAATATACATATATTAACCGAATAAATCAATATTTATTAATATGAAAGATATTATTAAAAACAAAGTTAGGACCTATTTAACCGAAAATGGTAAACAAAAAAATAATTTAGTCGGTGGGGTACTGATTAAGTGTAGTAAGACAAATAAACTATTGTTACTATTGAGAAACGATGGTAATAAGGAAGAAAAATGGTCTTTTGTGACTGGTGGTATAGATTCTGGAGAAAGTGTCTTAGATGGTCTTAAAAGAGAGGTGAGTGAGGAAATAGGCGTTGACCCAGACATAATTAAATATAAGTTCATAGATACCTTCGATATTGATAATAATAAGGTTCTACACTACTATGAGGGATTGGTAGATGAAGAGTTCGAGGCTAAAATAAATTTTGAACATCACGAATATGGGTGGTTCGGGGTTGATGATTTACCGTCACCACTATTCAAGGGAACTAAAGAAAAAATAAATAACCATGGATAAAAATCGTATAATATCGCTTGAGGAAGTTTTGACTAAATTCAAAACACATAATGATGAATTCATAAGTGAAATCAACCGTGAGGAAGATGTGGAAAATTTGGGTTCTATAAATTCTATACAACAAAACATCAGTAATGATATTAAAAGTATAAAATATAGCACAGATTTAAAAAAGAGTAGTTTTATAAACGAACTTAAATCTGGCCTGGGTGAGGAAGTTAAAAAGAACCCCAATAAGATAACCAAGATTGAAAAAACGTGGTATCAAAAATTTTCATTACAAATAAAAAATATTTTTACAAGGTTTTAATATGAAATACGAACAATTGATAGAAAGCATATCGGAGATATTCGATAATGACAAAATATACAAGAAAGGTCTAACATTGGTATATGAACTCGATGAAAAAATACATGAAAAGATGGATGAACATCTTTTCTATAAGGCCAACCCAAGTAATACTAAATTTACCCATAGGGATATGGTAGAGGTGGTCATAGGTGATATAAATGTTAAATTTATAAAAAAAATATAATAATACTTGCATCATTAAAATATTATTAGTATTATTGTACTATAATATATAATATATAATAAATTATATATAATATTATATATAATATATACAATATGGAAATTACTTGGAATTATAATTTTTTAGAAACAATTGGTTTTATAATTACTTCAATATTTGTTTTTTTGGTAATATTGAGGGTACTTGTAATTTTATGGTTGTGGGTTAATTTTAGAAACTAAATATAACAAGTGAAAAAGGGTTTGTAGTAACAGTTGGAATCCTGAAACCCTGAGGTTAAAAACCAATACCCATTAAGCTCGTCAGTAACCAACTTTTATTGTTATATAAAAAAAAATTAAATTTTACTTGTTTTATCCAAAATAAGTTACTATATTTGCACTCAACAATAATAATCAAAATTTTAAAGTTATGAAACTAATAGATGCAATGAGAACTAATGATGCGTTCACAGAAAATGGTATGACAACAAATTCAACATCCTTGAATTTATGTGTTGATTTATTCTTTAAAATCGGAGCCTTAAGGGGTAAGGGCAAAAGAGATAAGATAAATGCATTTTCAAAGGCGTTCGGTGAAAACCCACTATTGGCCATGAAAATATTATTTTGGGCTAGGGATATTAGAGGTGGTGCTGGTGAAAGAGAAACCTTTAGGGAAATTGTTGTTTATTTATCAAATAACCACCCAGATGTGTTAGGTAAGAATTTAAACTTATTTTCCGAGTTTGGTAGGTGGGACGATTTACTTGTTCTAATAGGTACTAAATTAGAAAATGAAGTTTTGGTTATTATAAAATCAGCCCTTGATAGGGGTGATGGTTTATGTTCCAAATGGCTTCCAAGGGGCAATACAAAAAACAGGGAAAGAAAATTATGGGCTAAAGCTATAAGAAACTACTTAGGTCTTTCACCAAAAGAATATAGAACCTTATTAGTTGGATTATCAAACACTGTTGAGCAATTAATGTGCGCTAAGAAATTTGATGCAATCACATATTCTCACGTACCATCTAAGGCTATGTCCGATTATATGAAATCATTTTCGAGAAATGATACCCAAAGATTTGGTTCTTATTTGCAATCAGTCGAAAAGGGTGAAGCTACGATTAATGCTGGTGCGGTTTATCCATATGATATAATAAAAAGTTTAAAACAAGGTAACTCAGATGGTGCTAACGCACAATGGGGTGCACTACCTAACTATTTAGAAGGTAATGGCGAACGTTTACTCCCACTTGTAGATGTATCTGGTTCAATGACCTGTCCAGCTGGTGGTAGTAAATCGGTTACTTGTATGGACGTTGCAATATCTCTTGGGTTATATATTTCAGAGCGTAATGTTGGTGCATTTAAAGATGCGTTTCTAACATTCACGAGTCAACCTAAATTAGAGGTCCTTAAAGGTAGTTTAAATGATAGGTTCACTCAATTGAGTAGAGCTGACTGGGGTGGGAGCACTAATATACAAGCCGCATTTGAAACAATTTTAACTAAAGCCAAGTCTAGCGATGTGCTACAATCCGATATGCCTACCATGTTATTAATTTTAAGTGATATGCAGTTTGACTTTGCAACTGGTAATAATGGTTGGGGGGTTTCTCATCCAGTCTGGAACCCAAGTGCTCAACAAATGGTTGAAAAAATGTATGCCGATTCTGGTTATAAAATGCCAAAACTTGTTTACTGGAACTTAAATTCAAGAAATGATAACAGCCCCGTTTCTTTTGATAAACAAGGTACGGCACTTGTTAGCGGATTTAGTGTTTCATTGTTAAAGAACCTTTTGGGTGGTAAGGATATGACACCATTATCTATGATGATGGATATTGTTAACTCTGATAGGTACGATAGTATTACAATATAAAACTAAAGAATGTATTCAGCAATCTAAAACATATAAATTGATACTGATAACTGGGGTCCTCTGGCTTGCCCCTAAAAAATAAGTAGCCTAAGGTGGTGTTGATAACACTTATAATCAATATTCTTATTGGGTTTGAATTAAATGCCCCCACATTCTGGTTTTAAAATTAAAAGGTTTATACATTAATTTGTATAAACCTTTTTCTATTACTTGACTATATCAAAAATAATAATTAAATTGTACTTATAATAATGATATAAACACTTAATATGAGAATATTGATAAAGGAAATGGATGAAGATGGTGTTAATAATATAACATATCTGATGTCGGAAACTAATCAAGCGATTAGTGCGACTGTAAATAATAAAATGGAATCAACTAAAATTGTAAATAAATTAATTAACGAAAAAATAAAACCTTTTTGTAAATTGAATAACCTTAACTACATAGATAGAATTTCAACACTAAAGTATAAAAATAATTAATATGGAAAAAGGGTATCCACTAATAATAGTATTTTATCTCGATAGGGATACAATAACCAATCATGATATTATGCCTCTGATAGCTAATCAGGTAAATGAAACATTAGCCTCTAGGGAATCTAACGCAATAGCCTTCTTTCTACCGACCGATGTTGAGGAAAGGGTAGTATGTATAAATCCATTACAAGTGAGTGATGTTGATATGTCAAAAATAAACACAATAGTTCAGGACCTTATTAAAAACTTTGATATAGGTCAAGGTGGTGATGAGGGAAAGAATGATGAATATTAATAATTGGTGTGTTTATATAATTGAGGTTTCCAATGGCACCTTATATACGGGGATAACAAATAATATTGATAAACGAATAGATACACACAATAAGGGTAAAGGAGCAAAATACACTAGAAATAAGACCCCCGTAATATTAAAAAAACACTGGAGCGTAGAAAACAGGTCCGAAGCGAGTAAAATGGAATATAAGATTAAACAATTAACAAGGGATGAGAAATTAAAACTCATCCTTTCTTAATTTAGGGTCTGGTACTCGTTCTCCTTATCTTTTCAATGCTCCAATCCGTGTTTTCAAGAATGATACTATACATTTGTGGTATTGTTGCCTTGGAAGCTGTACCCATAAATATTATACTCTTAATTTTATTCTTACTACACGCCTTAGCTAAAGCGTGGTGTAGTCTTTGAGCATCTTTCTTGCACTTACATATAACCATCTCAAATTGGTCTTCATTATATAGAACAAGTTTATTGTTAACTACTATCAACTGTTTTACCGTTGTTTTCTTATAGGCGTGTAACATCATTGGTTTAAGTATTTCATGAATCGTAACCCTATCAAATACTGGGTCCCGACCATACATCCAAAAAGTTTCCTCTATTTCATAATCACTGTCACTAAGTACCGTCCATAAATCAAATATCGGTTTTTCAATATAAAGCTTACCCAAACCATCTCTGAGTGTTCGATTTTCATCAAAATCTTCCTTATCCTTAACCACCAATATCTTATATTTAATCTTATTTATACCATGACTATTTGTATATTGTTTTGGGAATATAACATTATTGTTCTCATCGATTAACCTCCTAAAGTTATCAAAAGATGCTTCTTTAGTTTTACTTCGGTGAAGTGTTTTTTTATATCTATTATTTATCGTTAAAATGACTCTATACATAGGTATAATATACGTTTTTAATGTTATATGTAAATATGTGGTTAAATGATTTTTGAAATACCTTGCATCTATAATTAATTAATAGTATATTTGTACAAACGAAATTAATGAAGGAATATTTTAAAACTGGTAGTATTGGATTAGGAATCTTATTATTTATAATTTTTCTATTTATGAAATTGGTTGGTATTGGTTCAGTAGAACATTGGTCTTGGTATTCGGTTTTTTTACCGTTATGGTTACCAGTAACAATTTATGTACTACTATTCACATCAGTCATTATTATAAATTTTTTAAAAGATGTCGGTATTGAAATATTTAAATTCATTAAAAAATAAATTATTAATTAATTAAAAAAAGTAAATTATGGCTAAGTACGAAAATCCTTTTGAGGATACATTGGAAATTTTTGAAGGAGTTATTAAAAAAGCAGAACTTAATGCTCACGTAACTATTAAAGTCTTAACTGATAACAGCCTTAAAAAAGTAGTGGCTAAAGCGGTTAGAGCAAATGATTTAGTTAAGTATGAGACTAAAAATGATGTATATATCTTCGTAAATGAAAATATATTTGAACAATTAACGGAAGAGCAACAAGTTATGGCTGCCGATGAAGTTATTGCTGGAATCCATTATGATATGGATAAAGATAAGTTAATTATCACACAAGAGGATATTAAAACATTTTCTGGGGTTCTATCAAAGTATGGGTATGATAACTACGAAGTTCTTCAAGAAAGTATTAGAACTCTTTTCAGTGTTGAAAAGAACGGAGCTGAGGTATAATGGGTATTGATGAAGTTGCTTATTATAATTCAGAGGCAATAATTGGTATGGCCGAAAGAATTAATTTCGGACCAGTTGTTGCCTATGATGCCAGTAAAATAATAAAAATACTTACAGAAGGTGGTATGACACAAGATGAAGCTTTAGAATATTATAATTTTAATGTTTCAGGAGCTTGGTTAGGTGAGTATTCCCCAGTATTCATATATACCGATGAATATTAATTTAAAAAATAAATTTATATGTTAGATTTTTATAATGAATTTAAAAAATATGCTAATAACCACATGGGGATTAGCAGCATGCAATTACATTATTGGGAAAAATTCGCTATAACTTGTTCTCTTAACTAATGTTGGATATATTTATTATATAAATACTTTAATGTGGGTTACATATATATGTTAATAGATAAGAGAAATGGTAAAAAATATGTTGGAAAACATAATGATAAAAAAAAAGATTATTGGTCATCTGGATTAGTCCCTAATAGAATAGCTAAAGTTCATGGTGCAATTATATTTGATAGGGTTATACTTGAAGATGATATAAATGATAATAATTTAAATGATAAGGAAATTTATTATATTAAATTAGAAAACTCGTTTAATGATGGTTATAATTCGACTAAAGGTGGCGAGGGCGGTAATCATTGGGTTTATGATAAAACAGATGAAGAATTAAAAGAAATTAGATTAAAACAGTCTAAAAAATTAAAAGGTAGGGTCTTTAGTAAAGAAACAAAGAAAAAAATGAGCGACTCTGCCAAGGCTAAGTTTTTTACTAAGGAGCATAGGGAAAATATAGGTAAAGGTACTAAAAATAGAGGTGGGTTTCCACATAGTAATGAGACTAAAGAAAAAATAGCTAAATCTATGAGTGGTCGTAAGTCGCCAGAACATTCTAAATTTATGGTTGAGAACAATCCAAAAGCTCAGAAAGTTTCTATAAATGGTGTTGAATATGATACCATAAAAGAAGCTACTAAAAAACTTAACATAAATAGAAGTACTGTAAAATATAGATTAAATAACCATAAATTTAAAAAATGGTTTAAAATTAAAAAATAAAAATATGGATTATTACGGAGAATTTAAAAAATATGCTATAGGGCATATGGGTATAAGTGGAATGCAACTCCAATCGTGGGAAAATTTACAAAAGACATTATATAGTAACGTACAAACCATTGGGGTACCAATGGGTAGTATGACACCATATATATTAGAAGAGAGGGAACTACGTGTTACACAGCTTGATATTTTCTCCAGAATGATGATGGATAGAATTTTATGG